ACCGTCATAAGCTGTAAGGGTTCCCACTTCTGCCAGCGTAGGAGTTGCTCTCATTGTAACTGGAAGTGTGGAACCACATTGTGCCGCTACTGTTGCTGATGCCGCCGTTCCATGTGCAAGTGTTGTGTCGCTACCGCCATATACTGTTTGATAATAATACCGCTGGCACCTAGCTAATTCTTCGCCAAATTGTGTTTGTTCAAACGTAGTTGCCGTACCACCAACCTCTACTTGTATATTGCGAATATCGAAATAATCATTAGCACCTGCCGTACCTACTGGAGTCATAGCGAAACGAATACCTATTTGTGTTTTGTCGCTTGGTACGGTACCTGAGCCAGAAAAAGTAGCAAAAGATGAACCAGCAGACATATCTACATTAAAATTTACTATGTTGTCGGTATTAGTCATACCCACCGGGTTTTGGTCAGTGCCTTCGCCACCAACAACAGTAGCAGTTAACCTACCTGATGCTGGACTCCAGTTAGCACCAGCCCTAGCTCGAAATGATAAAGTAATTTCCTGACCTGCTAAATATATGCTGTCTTTTGTTTCTAAACCTTGCGCTATACCTGTGTTGTTTGTTTGCGAGTCACTTGCTGTTCTTTGAAATCGCATATAATAACCACTGCCTTCGCCAGCGTCAGATTTTGTCCTCCACTCAAACCCCAATGCGCCGCCATAAGTACGCCATCTGTCGGGGCCATAAGTATTAATTATTGTAGTAGCTGCTGTGCCATGACGCTGGTTGACTGCACCATCGCCATTAAAAATGATATTCCTACGACCGCCTAGCGGACCAGCGTTAATGCTGGTTACACCGGCAATGTCTTTAGAGTTTAGAGCTATGCCTGTGTCTTCAACGTGAGTAATCGTTACGTCTTGGTCATCACCAAGATTAATAACCGCCCCATCGGCAAGGAACAGATCGCTGAACTCTAAGGCAGTTGTACCAAGGGCTGCGCCGTCTGAAGCGTCTGGGACGAATGCCGTCTGTGCCGTAATTGTTGTACCTGTAAGAGTTGTCACCGTCGCCGCAGCGGCAGCGCCACTTCCCAAGATGCCGTCGAGAGTCCCCGTAAACCCAGTGGCAGTGACCTGATCTGTGGCTGTAATAGCGTCTACGAATAGGTCCTTCCACCGCACCGAGGTCGTCCCTAGATCATCCGTGGAATCCGTATCAGAAACTACATTTCCACCGTGGGTTGTGACGCCGACTATCTTAGCCGTACCCGCTACAAACGCCGTCCCTGCCACACCCAACCCACCGTCTGTGTGAATGCTGCCTGTCGTCCCTGACGTGCTGGTCGTAGTGTCATCAACCGACACAATTCCACTTGTGGTCAGGGTTGTCGCAGTTATAGCTGCCGCCGTTAAGGCACCATCAATCGCAGCGGCACCGGTAACTTCCAGAGTTGCAATCTGAAGATCTGACAGGGCATTTACTACCGCTGCGCCAGAACCAGCGCCATCACAATAAACGATGGCATTTTTGCCGTTCTGAATTGTTATATTTGCGCCAGAACCCTGCGTTAAGATAACCGAGTAAGGACCACTGGAACCGGAATCGGTAGTGGCGTTCTCAAAGATGAAATAAGCCGGGGCAGTATTCGGTGCTATCGTTACCGTATTGTTAGCTCCCAAGGCACCTGTGAACTTAATCACCCGGTACATACCGTCCTGAAGGTTCTCCGTTCCGGAACCTGGAGAGGCCTCTCTAACTGTGAGGGTGTGAGTGCTCCCAGAAAGAGCCACTGCTTTATACGAGGCTATACGATCCATAATATCGAGGTTGTGGTTCGTCGTAGTGCCCCAGGCACCGGACTGTTCACCAGAACCGATCTTCTCTATGCCAAAACCTGTTGTAAATGTCGATGCCATTGTGTCGTTCCTATGCCGCTATTTTCGTCCAAACAGGGTCTTGTGTCTGCGTTATTGGGTTCCAACCCGCAGCCTGACCCGGAACAATTTCATTCCAGATCAGGACTTGACCGATTTGCGTAGCAGCCTGAACCCCTGTTACGGAAGTTTCTAGGTCAATCCTAACACTACCCGCTGCGGTGGCGGCTGAAACCCCCGTAAGCGTTACATTTGCCAGCCCTGATACTGTTACGCTTCCCGCAGCAGTGGCGGCTGAAACCCCTGCCGCTAGAATACCTAAGTCAACTCTTACACTTCCCGAAGCGGTGGCGGCTGAAACCCCTGCCGCTAGAATACCTAAATCAACCCGGACGCTTCCTATAGCGGCAGCGGCTGAAACTCCAGTGACCTCAACAGTAAGCGGGGTGTTCCACGCTCCTGAGTTCCAAGTCCCTCTGTCCCAGCCGGTGATTAAAGCCATTACGCAATCCGGATTAAGGCATTATTCGCATCATTTGCAGGCATCGTAACCGTAAAATTACCGGCGCTTGATGAACTGTCGCCCCCAAAGTTAATAACACAGACCGCCGGTTTAGCCGCGTGTGTCGTATCACCCGCAGTTCCTGCTGCTGCCAGCGTGGCGTTGTAAATCAAAGCCCCTCTAGCATTCGTAATAGTCGCCGAAGAAAACGTCACATCCGCCATGTCAATAAAGGCCGTTGGAACACCACTACTATTATCCCCAAGTCCAATTGTCGCGCTCGCAATCGCAGCGCCGCCCGCCGTATAGTTAGTACCACTGACTTCGTTTCCAGTGGTGTAACCTGTTGTGTCCGCATCTATCGAGGCGCTATTCGTAAACATAGCCAGCTTAAACGTATCCGCCGCGATGGAAGACCCGTCACCACGCGAATGCGTTGTCCAGAAATGGATGCCAGCATTTATCTCTCGCTTGTAGGTCCCACAAATTGCCGAAGTTCCAATAGCCATTACAGTCTCCTTATAATCTCAGCCGTGTCACCGTGGCCCTGCTGGTTCAACAAGGCCAATATCGTGGTTCTCTCGTTCTCGGCCATCTTGTTCATGTAGAACACTAACACTTCTTTTAATTTTTCTCTATACTCAATAGCCTGATCGCGTATCGCGGGTGGGGCGCTGCTTGAAACAATCATTATCTTGTTTAAAGCCATCTCCGCCATCTGTTCTGGAGTATGACCCCCATTATCAGATGTAAACACTAGAGCGTTACCAACAGCCGCTGTAGAAAACCCGTCCATGTTTAAGCCACAGCCCTTCGGACGCGGTCATATCTGTACTCGTCACGAGTCTGTAGCCCTTCACCAAGATTTTTTAACCACTGCAAAGATTCTTGGAAACGCTGGTTATATAACCCTAGAAGGTCTGGCTCGCCTTTTAAGAACGTATAAGCCTCAACAAGAGCACCATACAACAAGGCCAGTTCCGCGTTATCTCCCAACCAACTCGTACCACTCGCAGACAATGTAATTGATTGAGGCCTGTAGAAATAATGAAGTTCCATTGTGAAAGCTGTGTCAGGGGTTGGGGCCAGCAAGAAAGTGGCCTCATCCCAATCGGCGTAATACAAAGGGGTTCCGGTTGTTGCAGGGTTGGGTGTGTAATCCTGCAAGGCCGTGGCCTGCTTGTATAATAGAAACTCCTTGGCGGAATCCTTTATTACACTCAGTGAGTTCTGTGAAAGGAAATCGCTAGGCTTGGAAAGATACTGGTTTCCGGAAGAAGCAGTGCCTTGCGAGGATTTCCTAAACACATCTAGCTGGCACTCCTTCAGAATGCGTTCTTCCGCGTTTAAAATAAAACGAGGAAGCTGGTTAACAAAGGTCGTTTCCGTGCTCTGCACGTAATCCTGTATCGCGGTTTTAAGGGTTGTATATGTATAAGCCATTGTTCATCCCTATTACGTCACAAACCCATTACCTAAATCAACGATAGGTAATGCGGGTAAAGTTACAGGTCCAGCCGAGGCCGTTCCACCGCCACCTGATATGTTGCCAACCGTTGCCGTCCCACTAGATGCCGAGAACGTATAAATATCTGTTTCGGGGTCACCCTGGCTATCCGTGGGAACAGTTACGGAGTAACCACTAGAGGATTCCAACACGGCTTCCGTAAACCCGTCAAAAGCCTCAACAGTCCTGAAACGAACGGTGTCCCCTGTTGAGTACCCGTGGCCAGGCTCGGTGACCGTGATAACAGCCGAACCGCTTGTCGAAGACTGAAAAGGGTTCAAGGTCAATAAGGCGGCGACCTCTGGTTCTATCCTGTCTGGACGTGCATCTCGCAAAGACTGAGGGTCGGCAATAACTCGCTTAGGTTCTATTTGTGGTTGCTTAGACTCATATTCATCAGGCCCCACCAAGCTCCCGTTCCATTCTTTAAGCATCACACGTAGCGGATAAGCCCTGCCAGATCGGTCTGACAAACCTAATGAGTGTTTGCCCGAAGCATATCTAGGCATCAGGACAAACTCAAAGAGGAGAAACTGGGAACCAATCGAAGTGCCGTTCTTTCGGAATCTTCACTAGCGGCCCTTTGAAACTCTTCCTCATATATAGCTTTCAATGTTGGGACCAGTTGAGGAGCCTTCTTCATCGAAAGGTAGTATGACAACCCTGCCGTAAGGCACGGCAGAAACCTAAAAGGTATGTCTGCGGTGTTTACGCCCGCATCAGCGTCTTCAATACGACGAACCCTGTAGTAGATAAGCTGGTCTGTGGAGTTCTCCGGAGAAGGCCATAGCGTTATTGTCGGGGTTACTAAACGGTCCACATAGAACTGTGATGGACGCCCCTGCGTTGTCTTGTCGGGCGTGTCCAGATAATCCCCACGACTAATTCTAGATATACCTATGTCGGAACCACTTCTCCGCACAACCGCTTCCAGAACATCTACCGCAGCTTGTGCGTCAGAAAGACTAGGGTCGGACGTTATGGTGGTCGAAACCCCGGACTCGTCGCTGGCATTGCTTGTTATAGTCTCCCCAGCAGTAAAAGGTCCGGAAGGAACGGTTATTGTTATAGTCGTTGAGGTGGGCTTGGATAAAACTTCAGCCGTGGTGCCGCTGGCTGATCCGGTTATAGTTCTACCCACCACAAGATTAGTTGAAGAGCCCACCGTAGCTGTTATCGTACCAATAGGATATGTAGCCACCGAAGACGATGTGGAATACTGTACAAGTGTTTGCGTAACTTGCTCAACCGTCCACAAATTAAGACCGCGATTAGCCCATTCCGCAAAAAGCAGATTCAAGGAGCGACGAGCCGTCCGGGCATCGTATCCCGTCCTGAACTCGCTACCGCACCTCTCAAAGGCCTCTTCCGTAATCTCAGCCATGTCGAGGTTAAAATCAACCGATCCAGACGTTGCCATTCAGTTCACCTAGTACTGTTTTAAACAGTGCAAAACCACTGAGTACGTGTCACCGCTACTATGACCAAGTGTAGTAAGCTGAATATCCCCAGTGTTGCCGCCGGAAGCCGCCACATTAGGGAGACCGCTCATGTCCGAATAATCCAAAGTGTCCGAATAATCTGCCGGTAGCTCCACGGCTATAACATCGGTAGATGCATCCCAGAGAAGTTTGACACTCATGCCAACGTTGCTGAACGTGATTTTCTGGATACGGACACCCGTGCAAGCTGTTCCATCCTGTAACGAGGACAGGGCAGAAACATCCACCTTAACAACAGCGGCCTCACCCGATCCATCGCTTGTATTTGTACAGTATATAATGGCTTTCTTAGGCCCATCCTCTACCGTGGTGGCAGTTACAGCATCAGCCATTTAAACCTCCTGTGGTGGAGCGGGAGCATTTATGCCCCCGCCCAACAAATTAACTTGTAGCAAATACCGAAAGATTAGCCGCCACGCCTGTGCCAGAAGAAGTACAACGAGCTTCTGCCCTCCAAAGGGTGCCGTTAAAGGAAAAGACAACGTAGCTTCCGATGCCCGGCCCAGCATTTGTAAGGCCAATAAGATTAAGGAAGTCGTCGCCCGTACCATCAGCTACATCAACCGTATCGATAAGACCAATAGCAGAGCTAGTAGCACCCGTCTTTTTATACACAGCAGACTTAGCCATAAAGAACTGACTTGCGGTGCCAAACTTATGTGTAGCTCCGTTAGCAATAGCTACTTGATATTCAACGACGATTATATCACCAACCGTGGAATTAGCATTAGTTGGCATAGTCGCAGTGATCGCGGCACCATTCGCAGGGCTTAAATAGTGTGTGTTTTTGGTCAGTGCTGCGCTAAAAGCGTTAGCCATCTGCGTCTTCGCGGTAAGGCTTGCACCCAAAAGACCAGTAGGATTAGCAACGCCGGTTGTGAACGCTGCGTATCCCGTCACTGAAAGAGTACCACCGACAGAAGCATTTGTTTTGTAGGTGCTGTTAGTAGTTTCCGCGCCAGTGCCTGAAGCGATACTAATATCTTCAAAGCCGTTTTCCGAACGAACGGCACCGCTAAAAGTTGTGTTAGCCATCTTTTTTCTCCTTACGAGAGATTAACCCTAGAGTCTTCGTAAGCGTCTGCTGGGACAGTCGCTAGGGTTGCATGATTCCCAGAAAGTGGGGGAGAGTCTCCTCTCCCCCTTTTTCTTACGCGCCTTTAGATCCGTACACGCAACGGGGATCAGAGTAACCGTAGCTATAACGCTCACGGGCTTTGAACCGTACATTGCCTGTATCAAAGTCGCCTTCCATCTTCGTGGACATCGGCATACGTTCAAAGTGAACGAAACCGCGAGGTGCATCCGTCTTAATGAAGAACGCATCCGTGTCTGTCAGATAGTGGTTAACGGTATAACCCTGCGGGAGCATACCCATGTTCCGCATAGAGTTAATATCGTTGTCCGCCGTACCTGGACGAAGTGTAGACTCAAGAAGACGATCCGCGACAAATTGAAGTGCCGGTGGGATAATCAACTTCTGCCCACGAACCGAGACTTTAAGACCGCGCTCATCGACAAAAGCCGCAATGTCAATAAGAGCATTCTCAAGGCTGGTTTCGTTCAAGTCAGCATCAGTGCTGGGCTCATTACGAAGCGAACCGTTGTTCACCAAAGGGTGATCCGTCGCGCAAAGCTCTTTACCATCACCGCCAGTAAAAGTGCTGTCAAACGCATTGTTCAACGTAGCCGCACCCTTCACCTGTTTGGTGTTGGCCATACTCCGCGCCAAGGCTTTTGTATAGCGAGAAGCCAAGCGGTCATAGAGATTATCCTCGATGGCCTCTTCCGTGATCGAGAAGGCCAAAGCGATGGTCTCGTGCGTGTACCGAGCGGTATACGCTTCTTGAGCATCGTCAAAGGTGATCGCGGAACCTTCCTGTTTAACGGGCGCAGACCCGAAACCGGAAAGCATAACTTCTTCTTCAAAAGCGCGTTCCGAAGATTCAGTATCATAAATCTCCGAAGATTCATCGTCGTACCGAGCGTACTCAAGGCCGAAAAGAGCGTTAAGTCCGGGTTCCAGCTCTTTAGCTAGTTGGGCTCTACTAATAGCCATTTTTCAATCCTCCTACACGCCAGTGGTTGAAACAGAACCAGCAGAAATGGAACCCGTAGGTGCATTAAAGCTGTTGTTCAACCGGACAATTGCGCCAATTCCAGCGGCTGCAAAATCCTGATTCTCAGGATCTTCAGTCCAACCCATAACCCGTAACGTCAAGCTATTGGTTGTTGCCAGAGAACTAATAGCCAAACGTCCCAGTGAAACACCTGTAGCATCGGTGCCCGTAATGCCCGTGGAAGTACTAGCATTCAAAAACACACTTGCGCGTGCCGTTGCTTTGCTTGTCCACGTCGCATCAGTCGCAACTACATACAACTGATTAGGATCGTCATTGATAAAGGCCTTAACGGGGTGGTTACTATCCGCCCCAGAACCAGGCCAGTAGTTGCTCCAGACCGTTTTCCCAGTGGTGCTAGAGACATACTCACATCCTTGAAATACGCCCAGAGCACTAACAGTCCCACCAGCGGCATTAGATGTATGGTCGATATACCCAGAAGCGAGGGGTACTACAATCTGTCCGTGGTAGAGTTTGCCAGTGTTATCTGAAGCGATTTCATACGGAGTATATCCGGTAAGACCAGTGGAATTTGAACCTCCGCCCAATTTACTAATCGGACGTAGGCCAAAGCTTCCATTACTGTTAGCCATTTCCTATCTCCTAGTCCTCGTTTTGAGGACCTCCAAAAGTTACACGAGACTGCCTATCTGGTTTGTTAATAGGCATTGCTGGATGTTGTTCACGAGCTAGGTCGTTATCAACAGCCGCCATTTGGTTGAGTGTCATGTTGCGAAAGTACGCATCACGCTCCTCAACAATTTCAACCGGAACTCTTGCAAGCAGTAATCCACCTACACCTATGACACCAGCGTGCTTACCATCCTCGACAGTAGGAACCTCAAAGTCAGGATATTCATCACCACGTACCAGTTCCCAACCTTCGCGGGAGCGTGCTGCTACGTTTTTGCGGTCATCAAAACCCATTACTTCAGTTCTAATCCATCGATGCTTGTAACCCTCTGGAGGGGGTGGTGCGTCCAACATGGACGGTGGCTTCCAAGGTTCTCTGCGTGCTTGCCCTGCACGAGTTTGGTTGGCTCTAGGCGTTCTCGTAGACTTTTCGCGAGATGTGTTCTCAGTAGTCATGGCTAGTCCCTCACATATTTAGCATATTCTTCAAGCGGCACATTTAACTTTTTAGCAATGGCAACTTGAGACGGGGATAGCCGCACAGTTTTCCGTCCACTCTTTTTGCGGGATGCGGAAGATTCAGCCGACGCAACTTTTCTTCCCCCGTTCGTTTTAGACTTGGAATCTAGTTTATGTGGAAACTCGGTCCTAAGTCTAGAATTTAATTCAGTGTAATACTCATCTGATGATGGGTCAAACCCCTCATCTTCGACTAAACGACGATGAATACCAAAAGCACCATACGTCATAACCTCGTCAGTCCCAAACCATTTATTATCCGAAGCCCAAGATTCGGCCTTCGGGTCTGGTGTTGCTTGGGGTTGGGGTGCGGGCTGTACTTGCGCTTGTGGTTGTACTTGTGGCTCAACTTCTTTGCGGGCCTGCTTGTTCCGGGCAACGTTTGCCGTCGATTTCTGTACAGTCAGGTTTGCTAAAGTTTCTTGGGCTTCTACCAGTTTATCAACGTCACCTGTCTCGTGAGCGTCACGAAGAACACGTTTGGCAGACTCAAGTTCGCTCGTGATGCGGCCATCAAACTGTTTTAGATAACCCTCATCGAGGTCTTCCATCCGCTTCTTTAAGGCGGAATTTTCTTGCCTCACATTTTCCGCAAACTCTATAGCTGTCTGCTTCTGTCGTTCTTCTTCTCGAAATCGTTTGGTTAGCTGGCTGATCCGCCCTTGGACACCCGTGCTGTATTCTTCGAGTTCCTCGGTAGGATCGTCAGACTCCACAACATCTGATGCGGCAGCTAAACCCGCATTAGGTGGAGACTTCTCTTCTTGAGGGGATATATCCACCTCGGTGTGGTCTTCGTCGCTGTCACCAACGTCAATTTTGGATTCTTCAGGCATGGTCGTTCTCCATGGGTTCTTTCTAGATGTGTTTAATGTCGTCAGGCTCAAGGATCGTCGCTATGACCTCATCATCGTTGATGACGCGGACTTCGCCGCCCTCAATCTTAAATCGGGCGCCGGCATAACGGCCAATACACACCCAATCACCTTCTTGACACCATCTGCGGTCTGTTTCGTCACCGAACTTTGCAGAGTCTTGGTAGGCCAAAGGGCCCACCCTTAAAACATAAGCAACAACCGTCGCCAATGCTTCCCTGTCACGAACTGAGTCGGGAATATGAACACCCCCTTCAGTCGTAGCTTTACCCAAGTAAGGCATAACCAAAAGACGCCATCCTGTGGGCTGCGGTAGTCTCTCCTTTAAATTCTTGCTGACAAGAGACGGGTCGAGCACTTTCTCATCTTTGGTAACGTAGGCAGACGCAAGAACTTTCTTCTCAGTATCTTTCTTGTCCGCTATTACGTGGTCTGGAACGTATAGGGTATTACTCATTCTTCCTCCGTGGTTTGCAGGAGATCCTTTATCTCCCGTTGACTAAATTCTAAGCCCTGAAGCTCTCCAACAAGGTGCTTGTATGATTCCATGTCTTTGGGGGAACCGTGCAGGATTGCGTCCTGGGTTAGCTCTATGCGACTTTCTATAGCTCGCAATAAATTGTAAGCAAAAGTCGTTGGGTCGGCCATACTCTAAAAAGACCCCTTAAAGTTTTT